CTCCACCGTGTCGCGGTAGCCGTCGGTCTCATAATACCCTACGGTGATACGCTTGTCCCCCGCCGTATTGGTGAAGGTGTCCGTGCGTTGGCCGTCTTTTTTCAACTTCAAGACTTCCGACTTCATGTCGATCACACGGCGGAAGTTATTCAGTACGCCGTTTTTCACGGTCTTGATGCAGTCGCTGACCGCTTGCAAGTCCGGGATCGCCTCCTCGATCGTTTCGTCCACCAGTTCCTTGTAGGCCTCGCGGTCACGTTTGGCCTGTTCCTTGGCTCGTTTGGCGGCCTGTTCTTTCCTGAACGCTTCAAACTGTCTCAGTTCCTCGTCCGTCATTTCGACTGTTTGTTTTGTTGCTTCCATGTTTTTTCTTTTTTTGAATTGTTACACATCTGTTTATTCTGAGTTTCTTTGTATTTCATATATTCCCGGCGGAGGTAGTCGATGGATCGCTCCAGTTTCTCGATCTCCTCGTCCCACTCCCGCAGCAGCCGGCGTTGCGCCTCCATATCCTTCACCGGCCGGGTGAGCAGCGTGTCGACCAGAAAGTCGCGCTCGCCTTTCAGGTAGTCCAGACGGCGGCGCAGGCGTCCGCCCTGTTCCTCGATCTCATCAAGTTTGTCTTGTAGGGGTATATAGCGTGCCATTGTCAATCCCCCTCCTTTTGTTTCCGGCGGATAGCGCGAATCTTCTTTAATAATGCCTCCAGTTCCTCGTAATCGAGCCGGGCAAACCGTTTGCCGGCGATCCGTTTGTCGAGGCAGAAGGCATCGACCCTCTTCCAGTCGGCGGTATCGACACCTGACAGTTGCATCTGGTGAAGCACGGCCGACCGCTTGCTTTTCAGGATACGCATGGCCTCGGTCTCTTCGGCGCGTGTCAGCTTCTCCATCGCACGGATGGCTTCGTTGTATTCGTGGAGCGACATTTCGCGCAGGCTGTCGGTACGCCCGTTCGTGAACTGAAGCACGATCTCTTCCTTGCTCGCTCCCGGCATCTGTTTCAGCAAGCCGTAGAAAGCGGCGTAATTGTCGGGCTTTGCGTAGCCTTGTTTGGGTTTCATTTGTATTACTTTCATATCTGATTCGTTTTAGATTAAACCGGCTTCACGTGCTCCCTCTTCCCAAATGACATACCGGCCGGTGTCGCCGATGTAACGCCCCTTGCTGAAAGCTACGTAGCCCTCGATATAGATCTTTAGGTCGGCGTCATACATCACGCTGGTGGCTGCGTCACCTTTCGGGTTTTTACCCCGTGCGTGGCTGATGAAGATGAAGAGTTTGTCAGGGAACGCCTCTTTCAAGAGAATATAATCGCGGTAGTTCATTTGCGTGTACTGGATACTGTCGATCACCACGATGTTGAAGCTCTTGTGACGGGCAAGCCGTTCCTTCAGTGCCGGGATGTCTTCCTTGATGAATGCCAGGCGGCGGCTTACTTCGGCCATGCCGAACCGACGTAGGTTATTCTGCACCGTCAGGCAGGTGCCTTCCTCCAGCGAATTGAACGCCACCCGGTCGTATTTGCACAGCTCTTTGCAGAGTTGCATGACGAACGAGGTCTTCCCGTTGCCCGAATTGCCCCAGATGAACCAGACACCCCGGTTCTCGGGCGTATCGAACGCCTCTTTCCATTTTCCCTCAAAGGGGAATGTCTCATATTTCTTGTCTAGGATGTCCCGGACGCTTATTGCTCGTTTCATGTTGTTTTCGAATTGTGTTCAAATAGCATTCGAACGGTTGTTTACTCGCCCATCCGTTTGACCCGGTGGATCGCCTTTTTCACGCGGCGGAGGTCGAAGTCGCACGGTTCGGCGTCTCGGATCACCTCGTCGATCTTTTTCCGGTCGCTCAGCCCGTTGGCAACACAGATGGAATAGACATCGTTCGGCGTGGTGGCCTCCAGCTCGAAGAACTTGCGTCCCATGCGGCTGTAGAACTCCTTGTAGCCGGGCTTACGGTAGCGCAGGCCGTTCTGGATACGCTTCACGATGTAGTCGGTCGAGAGGAAGATGATGCCGCATTTCTCCTCCAACTTGTTGTACATGCTGATGAAGTAGTGGAACACCGGTTCGGTCAGTTTATCGGCTTCGTCGAAGATCAGGAGCGGAGCTTCCATCTGGATCACGTCGTCTAGGATCAGGCTCCACACCTCGCGGATGTTGTGCCCGTCGGTCTTGATACCCACCTTCCGGGCAATCTCACGCACGAAGTCTCCTTTCTTCATATCTTCGGAACAAAGGATATAGAACACCTCTTTGTGTTCTTCGGTATAGAGGCGGGCCGTCGTTGTCTTGCCGCACCCGGCTTCGCCCACCACCCAAGTGACGTTGCGCCAGCGCTGGGCATCGTCGAGCGCGAAGTTGATCTCTTGGTAGGCGGAGGTCTCGACGATCTGCCAGCCGGTTTCGTTCTTTCCGCCACCGATCTGTGCGGCGATGTCGCGGAACATCTTATCCGAAATGTTTTCATACTTGCCGTTCACGATACAACTGATCGTGCCGACCGATGTGTTCTTCAAACTCCCGGCCGCCTTGTTTTGGCTGGGATACTTGGCGACGTAGGCGCGAAGAGCCTCGCGGATGGCGTCTTTCTGTTTGTTGCTTAATGCTTCCATTGTATGATTTTCGATTTATGATTCCTAATTTATAGTTTGCCTGCCACGTTACTCAAGCTTACCTCGTTGTTGCCGCCGAGCTGGTCCCAGGTGACGTTACTCAATTCCTTGGTGTCGCGACCCAATGATACCCGAAGCGTCCGTCTCTTCGGTTGGCTGTACTGGCGTGTACGGCGGTCAAGCTGTTCCTTGGCCTCTTTGGAGAGCCCTTTCAGGTCGGGGCTGACCAGGCCGTGCTGTTCCGGAGCGACACCGTGTTCGTATTCGATCTCCTTGGCGATAATCTGTCGTTCGACACGCTCGCCGGCTATGGCTTCCTGCTGCCGGCGGATAAACGCCTTATCCTCTTCCGTTTGTTCCTGTTGGGCGCGGTGGATATAGATCGGCGGCAACCCTATGCGCTCGAAGCGCAACGCTCCGCCTTTGTCCATCCAGAGCAACCGGACGCTGCGCATGTCGGTCGGATCGTATTGCACATAGAACTGCTTGAATGTGTTCCGGCGACGCCATTCCAGATCCGGATTGCCCTGGTCGTCATACACCTCGTAGGTATAGTCCTTTTTCTGCACGGTGATCTTGATGCCGCTGGAGGTGAAGGTCGAGGGCTTCTCGGTCGTGTACCAGAACATGTCGACCATGTCGCGCACGCTGACGGCATCGGTCTCCTCGTTCACGCTGTTTTCGTACATCTCGATCCGGGAGATACCGGTGGCCGGGTGTTTCATCTCGTTCCACTCTTCCCGGGCTGCCTCGTAGATCTCGTGCAGTTCGTCCAGCGTGGGGAGCGCGTCGATATTGGCGTTGATGATCTCCAGGTTCGGGCGGCTGGTGGCCTTTACGGCGGTCACGTTCTGCCCCGTGTAGCCGAAGCGCGTCCAGAGCACCTGTTGCTGGAAACGGCCGAAGATGTTCTCGATCGTTTTCGACTCGCCATTGTAGGGGGCGGTCGGCCGGTGGATCCGGCTGATCTTCGAGAAGAACCCCTTGGCCGTGTTCTTCTTGTGGCCTCCCTGATTGTCGCACACCAGCTCGTAAGGCTTGTGCCCGCTGCGCTGTATCGCCATGCGGAAGGCGTGGTATTGGGCGATGTAGTCCTCCCGCTCGCTGATATGGTAGCCCAGCAACACCTCGCTGTAGGCGTCCACCACCTCGTAGACGTTGATCGTGCGTTTGTTTCCGCTTTCGTCCCGGTAATAGAGGTTCAGTTTCGTGCCGTCGCCATACCAGAGGGAATCCCGGCTGGCGGGGAGCAACGTGTGGTGCTTGCGGTCGTAGAGCTGGTGTGTCCGCATTTCGCCGAACACGGCATCGTGCCACAGGGGTTTGATACGGGGGCTGTTCAGCCAGCCCTTCATGCCCCGTTCGCTCTTGAGCGGTTTCCAGCCCCTTTCCGGGGCCGTGCGGTTGTAGGTCTCGAAGATCTGGTGGTCGGTATATTTGGGCATCTGGCTCCGCTTCAGTGCGATGATGTACCGTCCTTCCTCCTCGCCAATCTTCAGCGTGTTCCTGTTGCCATACTTCCCGCTGATCAGCGTCTCGTAATGGTCGGGGCTGTACCGCTTGATCAGTTCCTTCAACCGTCCGACACAGCCGGGCAGCGTATGGCCGAACTCTGTGCGCAGCTCTTCGCTCCGTTTCATTATCTCCTCCCAGTAGTCGCCTGATACGCCCAGCTTGTTGCGGTTGGGACGGATGCGGGCGATATCGCCGATCAGCGTATTCAGCACCGAGGCGTTCAGCGTATAGGCCGTGATCGTCGGCTCCGGAAGCGGTACCAGCTCGCCGTTCTTGTCATAGCGGTGCTTCTCGAAGAAGTCCTCCGCCTTCTCATCTTTGCGGACACGTCCGCGCAGTATCTCTCTTCTCATGATCTCTTCGGGTTCGCCATACTTGGCGACAAAACGTTGTTGGTATTTGTCGCGAATGGAGGAATAGACGTACAGGGCGCGATTCCCCTCGCCGCCGCCACGGTTGACGCATTGGATGTTTCCCCGGCGGACATTACTGTAAAGCGTGTTAGGCTTGATCACCGGATCATCCCCGGATGTCAGTTCTTCGTATGTCACGCACAATATTTTATTGTAATATTCCATTCCCGATTGTTTTACCGGTTAATAATCTTCCAGTTTATCGATCGGCACTCTTTTTACCAGCCGTGCAGAGTTGCCGAAATTCAACACGGCCAAAAACATCACCCATACCGGATTACAATCCGCCATTCCAACCAACAAGGTAAAACTCAGCAGAAAGTAAACGGTATATAACTTCTCTTTCCCGGTAAGGCTGCGCCACCAGGCGATCTCACCGCTAAACGGTTTTAACCAGTCCGCTTTCATGATTTCCATTGTTTACAGGTTCGTCACCCACTTCGGAACCTCCGCGCAGCAAAGCCATTTTCCGGATCGCTTTGGCCAACCTGGTATCTTTCTTGTATGCTAGCGCACGCGATACAGTTTCGGAAGTGCAATTCATGAGCAAGGCAATCCGTTTTACTTCTCCATGTTCTACTACGATTCGTCTCTTCATCGTCATATTATCTGAGTTCTACAATAAGGATTTCTTCATCAAACGCTTTGGCCAATTCAGCCTTGAAGTAAGACATCGCGCACTCACCGCCAAACACGGCAATAAACGTCACGTTTTCCACTTGGTAGATGAAAGTGTCTTCTTCTCCCTTGAACCGGCCTAAAAAGCCATCCACTTTCGACCATTCGCGAAAATTCACTGAAACTCTAATCGCTTTCATATCATTTATTGTTTAATGTTATCACCGTGGGCGATCCCGGATTCGAACCGAGGACAATGGCCTTTATGGTTAAGTTTCGCCTGTTCTACCTGACTGAACTAATCGCCCGCCCGTCTTTCCGGGCTGTCAGTTATCCGGAAACCTATTTGCTTTGTTCGTTAATCATTGAAAGAATACACTTCCTGTCTTCGTCCCAAAGTGGAAGCCCTAATTCAATCGTTCGCTTGACCACTTCCACCTCACCAACCAGTTTCATCGCCTGGTTGCGGAAGTCAGTGTCTTCATACGCATGAGCTTTACCAATCAGGAAGTCGGCAAGATCATTTGTAACTTCCTTTTGTCGATTCAATTTCACATTACAGTTCACTACCCGTATATAGATATCTCGGATAATTTGGCTTTCTCCATGCTTCTTGAACTCTTTGCAAAATGCGTCTTTATCCATTGAGGTATTCATATACACTTCATGGATGTATTCAAAATCTTCCAGTGTCGACACGATGCCTGTTCTCTCTTCAAATTCTTTTTGTGTCATAATTTCATATTTATTGTTATTATTCAGCATTTTCCACCTTAAAAGAAAAGTTCCTATCTGCCAATACCTGCTTTACAAAAGACAGATCGTGTTTATCTACTGGGAAAAACACGGCTTGATAGTCCACACTCGGACAAGCCTTGATAGCCGTTTTCTCGGCCATTCCCTTAACCAGTTCGTGAAGAAATCCTACTGTTTCTGCCGTCGCCTGCGCAATAATCACTTTTGCCTTCATCGTTTCTTATTTATATTCGTTTATAATCGGTTTCGTGCCACATCCGTAGCAGTTCCTCAGGGTATGAATCATTTTCTTGACGTAAGAATCTGGAGCGGAAAACACAATGCCATTCTCTTTGTTATAGCTAAAACTCACACCGTCCAACATCAGCAGGTTCGCAACCTTTAACCTGTTGCTCTGTACTTGCCATTCCTTAATCTCGTCCTTCATATCCTTTGTCATTTTTAAGTTTTACTTCTAAAATTCGTCTATATGACCGCCTTTGCTTATCTTTGAGGCGTGGTCATATTTTGATCACGCTGCAAATATACAAACATGTTTTCAATTATGAGCAATAAAGGAGAAGAAAAAGAAAACATTTTTTCAAGCAAGCCTTTGCCGGCAATAAATGAAAGAGTGAAAATCTTAGTAGAGCATTACGCAAAAGGTAGTGTAAAACGCTTTAGTGAAATAATAAATCTATCAAGTTCTCAAAAGCTTAATCGGGTATTCAATTTGGATAAACGAAATAATGAATATCCAGAAGTAAGTAGTGATATTTTACTGTCAATTGCAAACATGCTTTCAGATATTAATACGGAATGGCTATTAACAGGAAACGGAACAATGTCAAAAACAAGCCGTTCGGTAGAGCCAACACATACGCACATCACTCATTCATCCAATAATAAAGATAATGAAACTGAAGAATATAAGCAACAGGTTCATCCAGAAATAGTAGATAAACTTCTTGCTACAATACAAGAGCAGGCGAAAGAAATAGGAAAGTTAGAACAAACGATTACACAACTCAGAAGGGAATTGGGGGATGCTGTATCGGCTGCGAATGGTTCCACCATTGCCAGTGTAGGTTAA